TGTCTGGCACAACAACGTCAGGCACCTACCTAGACCGGGATTCTCGACTCCAAAAGGCGATTGATACGGCAGCCGCCGCGATCTTTCGTGCCATTGAGCACTCGGCTGAAACCGTCGCGACGGACGTGCTCATCGTCCCCGGCAATCACGATTCCGCTCTCAGCTTCGCCCTCCAGAAAATCCTGATCGAGCGATACCGAAGCGACTCGCGTGTGATCGTCAATGGCGAGTTCACAAGCCGGAAATACTTGACGCATGGCGGAAACCTTATCGGCGTCACGCACGGCGACAAAGCGAAAAAGAAGCTCGCCGGAATCATGGCGCTGGAGGCATCCCAGTTGTGGTCTAAGTGCCGGCACCGTGAATGGCACGTCGGGCATCTGCATCACCAGGCGGCAGAGATCAGCACCATCGATGGAGTTATCGTCAGGACTCACCCGACGATTGTGCCGCCGGATGCGTGGCACGTGGAGTCTGGGTTCATTGGCTCGGAGCGGGCAATGCAGGGATTCATCTATTCGCCAGAGGGCGGGCTGGCAGAGCTCCACATGGCGTATGCGAGGACGTGCGATCCTTGACGCTCTCCGCAGATTATCTCCGAGAGGCAGAGTACCGCGCTCGTCGCTTCTCTGGTGCATACACCGGCACGAGCGGCACACTCGCCGCAGACGTTCTCAGACTCATCAAGGAAAGGGCAACCATGACCGCAGCGTTTGACCAGTTGGAAGCCGAGAACCGAGCCCTCCGCGAAGCCGTTGCCGCTCGCATGGACGCGACGCCAGAGGACGACCCGAAGCGGCGTGGCTACACGCCGATGGCTGCGTCGCTCGCCGGTTGTCGCCCCGCGCAGGAGGCGGCGGCCCGGTGCTTCGACACGACCGAGCAGGAGTCGCCGACCGAGATTGCTGACGCCGACGTGCCGTCGATCCCGGTGGACTGGATCCTCCAGGGCGAGCGTGAATTGAAGGGCGAGAAGGAACGCGATCCGGCTGACATACGTCATACGGGGGACGGGCTGCTCGCGCCGCAGGACTCGATCCGCCCAGGCTCGCGGGAGTTTCTCGCCGTGCTCGACGAGCTCAAGTCGCTCCACCTCCGTAAGACCCTGGATTACGGGATCGACGAAGACGCTCTGAGCAACATTCGCTCCTCGGCAGACGTGGTGAATATGCCCGCCTGGGCCGGCTGCATCCTGCGAATCAGCGACAAGATGCACCGGCTCAAAGCGTTCTTCCGCCGTGGCAAATGCGAGTTCGACGGGGTCGAGGACACGCTCAAAGACATTGCCTGTTACGCGGCGATTGCCCTCGTGCTCCACCGCGAAACCGACCGGGAATAGCCCCTACGGTCACGCCAGTTTTTCGACCAATCTGAACGGTCGGAGGCTGACGTGATCGCTGCGGCTCACTGGCGTCGAGGCGGACCTGACGGGCGCGAACCCATCGCGGCTGCCGGTGAGGTCGTGTCGCTCGCCAAGAACTACACGAAGAGCCAGGAGTATTGGGGCAAGGTGACAAGCTCGCGGCCCGCGCCGCTGACAGCCTCGCATGTGCAACTGGTCGCGTTCCGCCTCGGCTGCTCTCTCGATTCCGCCCGCCGGGCAATCCTCATGGGGCTCGTGAAATGATCTCATCCGCTCCGCTGCAAGCCGCCCACGACCTCGTGTCGCTCGCCGAGAAGGTCAGAGCGTTCGTCGCTACGGCGAAGGTCAAGGCCGCTGGCGGGATCACGGTCTCCGAGTTTGGCGAGCTCGCCGTGGCCCTCATGCGGGTGGCGATTGAAGCGGCCGACGCGATCCCCGTCGAAGGTGCCGAGCGGAAGCAGTTTGTTCTCAACGCCGTGGGGCTGTTGTTCGACACGCTCGCGGACAAGGCGATCCCCGCGCTCGCGTGGCCCGTCTGGATCATCCTGAAACCGGCCGCCCGCCAACTGCTGCTCTTGGTCGCCAGCGGTGCCATTGAATCTCTCTTGCCTCTTGTCCGAAAGGCTGCCCCGTGATTACTGCCCTGCTGCTCGTTGCCGCTGCCGTGCTTCTGGCGTGGCCTTGGATTCGCGAGCACGCCCCCGAGGTCGACCTCTCCAATCTCGACCGTCGCCATTACGCGGCAATCCTGCTCGGGGCGGCAGCACTGGCGTCATACGCCTTGCGTTCGCCAGCGGCCCCGCAGCCGCAGCCGACGCCGTCGCCGACGAAACTCGATCTCCGTGGCACGTTTGTCGGCCCCGACGCAGCGTCCGACGCAGCCACCACGGCGGCCCTCTGCGGCGAGATCGCTGAACAGGTCGAGTGGGACGGCACGCAGCCAGAGCCGCTGATAAAGTCTGGCGTGGCGTTTGACGAGCTTCGCGTCCGCACGAGGCTCATGCTGTGCAAGGGCGAGAGCCTGGGCGACAAGCATCCGCGAGCAAGGGAAGCGATCGAAGCGTTCCTGAACGCTGCCGCAGGGACTTCCGGCGGGCCGCTCACGCCAGAGCAGCGGGCCAAGTGGGTCGCGGCCTACCGCGAGGTGGCTCGCGCTGCGGAGGCTGCCGCCCGATGAGCTCGTCTGCGAAGGCCCGCTGGCAAATCTTTGCTGCCGCCCTGCTCTTAGGGCTCGGGCTCGCCGTCGCCATTGAATCGTGGCGCAGCGATGGTCCGCCTGGCGTCTGGGGCGACGACAACTTCGGCTATGTCCCGAATCCAGAAGGCGTCGCCCGGTTCATGGCGGAACTGCCGCAGCCGATGTTTCGGCAGGCAGGGGCCGACGCGATGGCGAAAGCCAAAGGCGTCGACACGTTTCTCTACAGGGCGATGTTCAAGGCCCACCGCGCCCGCTACGGCACAGACTTCGTGGTCGGCAAGCAGTTGATCGGATCGTGCGTCGCGTGGGGTGCCATGCACGCCGTCTATTGCGCCGAAAGCGTGTCGTGGGAAATCGGCGAACTGGCCGAGCCCCCGATGATCCCGGCCACCGAGCCGCTGTACGGCGGTTCGCGCGTCGAAGCCCGTCGCAGCAACCCCGAAGGCTACGACGGCTCGCAGCCTGTTGGCGGGTGGAGCGACGGATCTTTCGGCGCGGCTGCCGCCCGCTGGCTTCGTGATTGGGGCGTGGTCTACCGCAAGCCCTACGAGGGCATCTTCGACTACACGACCTACAACGCCAACCGCGAGAAGACCGAAGGCGCGTACGGGGCTGGCGGCCAGGGCGACAACTACCGGCTCGACCGGCTGGCAAAGAAGCATCCCTGTAAGCACGTCGTGAAGGTCGAGACGTGGGACGAGCTCGCCGCCGCCTTGGAGTCAGGCTATCCCTGCACGGTCGCCAGTTCGCAGGGCTTTGCGTCGGTCGCCAACAAGGGCATCGCAGAGGCCAGCGGGACGTGGCACCACCAGATGTCTATCGTGGGAATCGTCCACAAGAAAAACGGCGCTCCCGCCGATCTCGCCTGCATCCTCAACAGTTGGGGACCGCGATGGGTCCGCTACGAGGGCGGCAAGTTTCCTGCGGATCTCCCGGACGGTGCCTTCTGGGCGCGTCGCGAAGTCGTTGAGCGAATGATCCGCTCCGACACCTGGGCCATCGGCGGCGTTGCCGGTTTTGGATACCGAGACATTCACAACGGACGCTGGCTTGAGCCCGCGCCGATCGACTCTCTCTCGAAGGCTGATCAATGAAGCTCGACCGCAATACCCTCCTGACCCTCGCCGCCTGCGTCGCCATTGGCTACTGGCTGGCGAGCCCGCCCGATAAGCCCGTCACGCCGCTGGCTGACCGCCCTGTCCTCCGGTGGATCGTGAAGACCGCGAAGACGCTGCTCTGGGTCGCCGTGTTCGTCGAGCCCGCCCCGCCCGAGCCCGAGACTCGGCATCTCGTCAAAGCCCCTGCGATTGGAGACGACGGCTATACAGTCGTTGATCACGGAAAGGGTTGGTAATGACGCTCTGGAATTGGATTCTCTGGATTCTCACCTGGCTCTCGTCTGACCCTGCGGTCTTCGACCGCGAGGCGGCTCGCGCGGCTGCCGCCGTCAGCACGGCGCGGGCCAGCATGGTCGTGGAGGCACCGAGCCCGACGCCGCCCGCCCCAGGCCCGAAGCCGAAGCCCGAGAAGTGCGAGGACTGCAACGGCACCGGCTGGATTACGCACGGTGACGGGCATCGCACGAAATGCCATTGCGGTGCCGCCGGCTGCCCAGACGGAAAGTGCCGCGTGCCGGGCGCGTCGCCCGCGACAGTTTCGCCGGCCAAGCCCTAATAGCTGGAGGCGACGGTGGGCGACGCGCTCGATACGCTGACGCTTCGTGAATTGTGCGACGCCGTGCGCGAGCAGATCGGCCCACGCGCCGCCGAGCTTGAGCACACTTGCGACGTGATCGTCACCGAAATCTGCCGGTGCTGGCCGGAGCGGACGATGGCAGAGATCGCGGGCAAACTCTCCTGTGCGAGAGCCGCCGACGACGTGCTCGACGCGATCGCCGTCACGACCGCGAAGGTGCGGGAGAACATTGAAGCCCGGTGGGGCTGCAAGCCAAGCCACAAGGCGGCCCTCGACCTCGTGCTCCGAGCCTGCGTCGTTGAGTTTGCGAATCTCTGGTTTAGTTGCCCCGAGGCACGCATCGGGATCCGGGCGGTTATCGCCATCGTGCGCCACAATCCCCGCGCCGCTTGACGACTAAGCGAAAATCGCCCGCCATCATGTCTGACGTTCAGCGGACATTTTTCGGGCAGGAATCACCGAGGGCCGCCCCATGCCCAAACGCAAAGCCAAGAAAAAAACCGCCCGCCGAAAAGGAGACGATCAGAAGATCGGTCCCGGTGAAGGTCCGCGACTGGCTGACCCGGCTGACGCGCATCCACGCACACGCGAGATATACCGTCCGGCTCTTCGCTCATCCTGAGACGGCAGGCGGGCAGTCCCTAGAGGGCGAGACCTACGCGGCCCGCGCCGCCCGCTGCGATCAGACGCTCATCCACGACGCCTCCATGCTGATTCGAGACGAGGCTGACGCTATCGTCGCCGAGGTCCAGGCGGCAATGGACGCCGCCCCGCGAACGACGGCACTGCCCGGCACCAGGGCAAAGGTCGCCGAGATGGAGGCCAGGGCGAGGCGAGGGCATAGCATCTTCGTTGACAGCGATGCAAAGATCGGCTGACGGCGCGTCGCGAGGCGGTCGGTTTCGTCCTTTCCCGGCCGCCTCGCCGCCGTCATTCAGCCCGCAGGCGGCTTGTCGATCTCGGGGAGGTAGTCGAGGTTGCTCTCGCGCCCCGTGATTTCCTCGTCGTAGTAGTGTGTCTCGGCCATTTCCTCGCTGGAATGTCCAAGTTGCTTCTTGGCTGACACGCCCGCCTTTTTGAGATACGAGGCGGTGCTCTTTCTAATCGCGTGGAAGGGCTTGTATGGAACGCCCGCACACCGGCAGAGCACCTTGAGGCTCGCGTAGGCCGACAGTATTTCGCGGTCATCTAGCCAAGGCCATACGCGAGCGTCTGGCGGCCCCTTCTGTGCTGCCAGCATCTTGGACAGCCCCGGCGAGATCGCCCGAGTAATGGTTTCCCTGTGGCCTTTGCGGGTGGCTGCCAAGAACGTGAGCGTATGCCGCTCCAGATCGACCTCCGACCACCGCAGTTGCATGACCGCGCCGATCCGCTCCCCGGTCTGAAACATCGCCTGTAACTTGGTCGTCCAGTACCAAGCGGCTGGCTTGCCCGCGATCAAACCCTTTCGGTGCCGGGCGGCGGCTACCAGTTTGGCGAGCTCGTCGGCCTTGTACGCCTTAGGAACGGGCTTTGGCACCCTCGGGCGGGCAAAGTCTGGGAATTCGATCAGTTCGCCGTCGCTCCGCTTCCACCGCTTTTTGGCGAGCCACGTCCAGAGGCTCCGCAGGTGGGCGGAATCTTTGGCGAGGCTGGCCGGCGAGATGATCCCCCGCCTTTTGTCGTGGACGGTGCTTGCCCGCCACCGCAGGAACTTGGCGGCCGTCAGGTCGTCCAGGTCGTCGACCGTGGGCTCGTGGCCCAAAAAGTCCCTAAACCGATTTAGGGTATCCTCGTACATTAGGACCGACCGATCCGACAGATTCTTGAGCGGTGCGACCCTATCCCTGAGTAGTTCTCGAAGCGTCATTTCTCGTCTCCTTTTTGTGCCAAGGGAGGCGATTGTAGCGTGCCTGTACAACAGTACAAACTACACCCCATCCGCTAGAACAATCGGCCCCTTTTGGCGATTGTCATAGTGTACGGCGTTTCGAGTCAGGAAGGCAACGCCGGCGGGCGATTTGACTAAGTTCCGCTAGACGGTATTTTTGAAGGGATGGTCACGATGGCATACAACATCGACGGCGTCGACTACCTCACGATTTCAGAGGCGGTCGAATTCATGGGCTGCACTGACGGCTGGGTTCGAGCCCTGTGCCGGAAGGGCGATCTCGCAAGCCGGATGCTGGGGAAACGGCTGCGGCTCGTGGAAAAGCGGTCTGCCGCCGAAATCCGCGACTCCCTGTCCACCAGGGCGGTCGGGAAGAAGCACCTCGCCAAGCGTCCCGCCGCCAAGCGGAAGAAGGCGAAGCGGAAGAAGTAGCGTTTTCCCCGCAGGAAACGCCCCTAAAAAATCCAATTCATCCCCTTGACGCCTAACTACCGATAGACTACACTGACACACGTCAGGCAAATGAGACCTGACAAGACGCCAACCGGGAGATGAAGAGATGGACGCCACTAACAACATTCACGACTGGACGAGCGGCTGGGTGATGATGCGGTGGAGCGAACTCGACCCGAGTTTCGCTGGCGTGACGGTGCTCAAGGCGAGCGACAAGGCTGTGTGCCTGCTGGCTGATGGCCGAGACGTTAGCGCACAGTGGTTTCCGAAGTCGGCTTTCCGAATGGACAAGTACGGCGCGTATCAACCGCTGTCGTGGTTCAAGCAGAAGATGACCATGAGCCAGATGAAGGCGATCGGGTACGCAGCCTGACCGCTTAGCCCGCTCGGCGGCAATCATGCCGCCGAGCCACACCGCCAAGGACACACCATGACCACCTACCGCATCATCACGATCAAAGACCCACGCACCCCCGGTTTCCGCTGGTGGGAGATCGAGGCCCGCGACGCCGCCACCGGCCAGACTGAGACCGTTGCCGTCTGTGACACCAAGGACGAAGCCCGCGAGACCCTGCGAGCGATGGAGGCGGCAACGTGAAACGCATCGACTGGGACTCAATGATCCGCTCGCTCGTTCTCGTTCGACTGGGCCAGGAGCTCGGCTATGACTCGCCGCTGGCCCGAATGGTCCACGACTCGATCACGCTCGTACTCACGATGATCGGAATCCTGTCTTGACGAAATACCGCTAGCCTATAGCCTATCTACCGCTAGCCGAACCACCACCGACCGCACTGGAATGCTTGTTCAGTACCCCTTGACCGACCGATGGACGCTCGTACATTACCCACGAAACTAAGGAGACCCCCTCACATGAACGCCCACGACAACGAGTATCTCGCCGCCGCGACCTACATCTCCGACCAGACGCCAGCCCCGCGCCAGACGCATTTCGCCATCGGCGATTTCGTCAGCGGCACTTCTGGCGGCAAGCAGTGGAGCGGTCGCATCTGGGACATCGACGGCGACCGGCTCTCAATCGAAATCGACGGCGGCTGGCTGGCTGTCTCGTCCAAGGACATCACGCATTAGGAAACCCCCGGAGGATCCGGGCGCAGGAGGTTGATTGCCGCTGACTCAGGACGGGGACGCGGCTGTTTTCAGGACGCAAACACGAAAGGACATCGACAGATGAGCACGGAGATTTCAACGCAGCGGGCAGCCACCGGACTTGCCCTTCAATCGTTCGACGACGCCTTCCGCTTCTCAAAGATGGTGGCGGCGTCTGAGTTCGCACCCAAGGATTTCAAGGGCAAGCCTGAGTCGTGCATGTTGGCGATTCAGCACGGGAGCGAGGTCGGGCTCTCCCCGATGCAATCGCTCCAGAGCATCGCCGTCATCAACGGCAGGCCGACGATCTGGGGCGATGCCGCCCTGGCTCTGGTTCAAGCCAGCCCGGTCTGCGAATACGTCCGCGAATACACCGAAGGCGACGGAGACAACCTCGTCGCGGTGTGCGAGGCCAAGCGGCGAGGCTACCCGGCCCCGACGATCAGCCGATTCAGTGTGGCCGACGCCAAGAAGGCGGGGCTCTGGGGCAAGAGCGGACCGTGGCAGCAATATCCGGGGAGAATGATGGCCCTGAGAGCACGGGGCTTTGCACTTCGCAACGCCTTCGCTGACGCCCTGCGCGGGCTCATCACGGCCGAGGAGGCGCAAGACTACCCGACGCCTGCCCCGCAACAGGATCACGGCCCAGCGGGCGGGGCTTACGCCCAGTTCGTCAAGCCGCAGCCCGAGCCCGTCGTCGTTCGCCCGAAGTTCAACGACACGCTCGCGACGGAAACGCCGCTGGGCAAGGCTCGCATCCTCGTCAGCAAGGCCACGACGGTCGAGCGGCTGGAGAAGCTCCGCAGCACGGCAGACGAGCGGCTGGGCGACGGCACGTTCACCCGTGACGAGCACAAGAGCCTGTGCGATCTCATCCACGGGAAGCTCGACATCCTGCTCAACGCACAGGACAGCGGCACCGAGCACTTTGACGGGCAAGAGGTCGAAGCGGAGGCCAACGCCCGATGAGCTACATCAGCACCTTCGCCTACATCGAGGAGGAAGCCCGCCGCGAGGAGTCGGACATTCGCATGGGTGATCGTCCGCCGATCCGGATGCCCTCGCGGGTCAGCAACGGCGGATTCCAGCCGATGCCGATGGCGACTCTCACCCCCGAGCAGGCGAGGGCTGCTGGATGGGAGCTCTACAAGGCACTCGTGGCTGTCGACCAGGTGCTCGCCGAGCGCGGGCAGTTGACCGACGCGATCGTCGTCAACGTCTGGGGCAGTGCGAGAGCCACCGTGAGACGGGCAAGCAAAGTCGAGGCAGTCGCAGCCTCAGAGCCGGAAGACGGCAGCGACCCGCAGCGGGAGTCGGAAACCACCGCAGCCGAGGCGGCCCGAAACCAATCATCTCCAGGGTCGTGACTCGACGGTCTGCCCCACCACACGGGGCCAATACACAAGGACGTAGATCAATGAAAAAGCCAGCCATCATGACATTCGGACGCATCGCAAAGGCGTACCTCGCCGAGCGGATCGTCTCCAAGCATTACGCCGAGAACGTCGAGCGGATCTCCCTGCGTTGCTGCGAGGTCAGCGTCAAGCGAGTCAACGAATACCTTCGGACGATCTCGGCCGAGAAGGCCAGCACGACGGTCAGGGCTGAGAGGACGATCCTGCTCACGCTCTACCGATATGCGTTTGAGACCGGGATGATCGACGAAGCCCCGCGCGGCGTGATGAAGATCAAGGCCCGCAAGAGCCCGACGAAGGCGTGGACGGTCGAGCAACTTCGCGGGCTGATCGCCGCCACGAAGGCCCACGACGGCAAGCGGCTCCGATCCGGGGCCGACCTCGGCAAGTTCCTCCGGTGCTGGGTGCTTCTCGCCTACGAGTGCGGGGCTCGCTTCGGCGACGTGATGTCGTTCACCCGCGAGCACCTGGACGGCGACACGCTGTCTTGGACGCAGAGCAAAACCGGCGATCCGTTGGTCCGACCGCTGACGCCAGCCTGTCTGACCGCCATCGACGAAATGCTCGCCGTGTCGCCAGACGGCCGAATCCTCGGCTGGGTCTGCAAACGACGGATGGCAATGCGGCACATGCGGATCCTGCTCGACAGCGTCGGCATGGGCGGGAGCTCGAAGTGGCTGCGTCGCAGCGGGGCGACCCATTGCGAGATGGAAAAGCCGGGCGCGGGGCGGCTCCACCTAGGCCACCGATCGCCCGCGCTCTTTGAGCAGGCTTATTGCGACTGGTCACAACTTCGGCAGCGGACGCCGAAGACGCCGGCACTGGTCTAACACGGAGGGCTCACGGATGAGCGCTGATGTGACTTTGAGTTGGTACGAGGCGGCTATGGCTTCGCACGTCGGATGGATGCGCCAACTGAAAGCAATGATGGCCGGAAAACAAGACTCCCACGGGTACGACGGCGAGGGGTGGAGCGAGCACATTGAGGGCGCGTGCGGCGAAATGGCGGTCGCCAAGCTGCTCGGGATTTTCTGGGACGGCAGCGTCAACACATGGAAAGCAAACGACCTGCCCGGCCTGCAAGTGCGAACCCGCAGCCGGCACGACTACGACCTCATCGTCAGACCAGGCGACGACGACGAATCAACGTGGGTTCTCATCACCGGCAGATGTCCAGCGTATTGCGTGCGCGGCTGGATTGAAGGCCGGAACGCGAAGCGGCCCGAATGGCTGGCGAATCACGCAGGGCGACCGCCCGCGTACTTCGTGCCTGCGAATCAACTGAACCCGATGGACGAATTGCCGCGACTGCCCCGCTAGGGGCGGCGGAAGGTAAGGGAGGCCAACATGGCCGGTGACTGGCTCAAAATGCGGCACGACCTGGCTGACGACCCGGCCGTTATCCGGCTGGCGTCGATCTGCGGGCTCGAAGAGGACGCCGTGATCGGCAAGCTCTTCCGGCTTTGGTCGTGGGCAGACCGCCATAGCAAAGACGGCCAGGTCGAAGGTGTCGATCTGGCGTGGGTTGATCGTTTGGCTCGGCGTGATGGGTACGGTGCCGCCCTTGTCAGGGTGGGCTGGCTGGTCGAAACAGGCGAGGGGCTGAGTTTCCCGCGTTTCGACCGGCATTGCAGCGACACCGCGAAGACCCGTGCGCTCGGGAAAAATAGGGTCGAAACGCACCGTAACGCTACAAGCGTTACACGCCCCGCCGATCCTGTAACGCTCGATGCGTTACCAGAGAAGAGAAGAGAAGAACTTCCTCCTCTACCGCGCGAGGGATTTGACAAGCAGGCATGGCAGACGCTTCGCCGGGCTTGGAACGCCGGCAAGGGGAAAGCGTGGAAGCCGGTCAATCCACACCCGAAGGCAGTGGAGCGGCTGTCGGAGCCCGGTTGGCTCGACGAGGCTCTCAAAGCCATCGAGCGGCTGGGCCGGTGCCAGTTCTTTCGGACTGCCGTGTCGCTAGGGCAGTTTTGCGGGCCGGACTTCGTGACGCTCTGCAACGGCGGGGAGTACGACGACCGGAACGACACGAAGAAGGGCCGTGACTTCGGAGAAGCACCGCCACCCAAGGCTTTCACAGGACCAGATGCCGAGGCTTTCGAGCGGACCCGTCGTGCGCTTGCAGCCAAGGCGAAAACAGAAGCGAAAGGAATCGCATGACAAAGACCGCCCCCACCGCCCCCGAGCCGATCACCGACGCCGCGCGCCGCGTCTACGACGCAATCGTCGACTACATCGACTCGCACGGCTACGCCCCGACCGTCCGCGAGCTTTGCGGGCTGCTCGACATCGCCTCGCCTAACGGCGTGGAGTGCCATTTGAAGACGCTAGAGCGGCGCGGCTGGATTGTCCGCTCTGAGCGTCAGGCTCGCACCATTCGCCCGATTGGGGGTGAGCGATGAGCGATATGCCCTACGAACTGCCGCCCGCCCTCATCGTCGCCGACATGGCGGCGATCCAGGCGTGGATGGAGGACATCGACGACAACAGCCGCCTCATCCACGAAATGAGCGCGGACACGATTCGCAAGATGCACAAACAGCAATTCCGGCTCGCTCAAGCCATTGAGCGGCTGGAGCTCAAACTCGAACGCTTAGAGGCGGCCCGATGACGATCCACGATCTCACGGCCCTCTCGTTTTTCGGCATGGCCCAGGCGGTGACGTTCGCCGCTGGGCTGTTGGTTGGTTTGAAACTCTCGCGAAAGGATGTGCGAAATGACGACGACAGCGACCCGAAGAAAAACCCGGACTGGTGGCATACAGTTGGCGGCGAGCGACCTCGCTGCCGGGCTGCGAGCGGTTGCGGCCGCAGTGCCGACGCGAAGCCCGAAGCCGATTCTCGCCAACGTGCTCATCAGTGACGGGACGATCACGGCGACCGATCTCGAACTGAGGATCACGGCACCGCTGCCCGGCGCGGACGGCCCGCCGATCCTGCTGCCCTTCCAACGGCTCTCGTCGATAGTCAACAGCCTCGTCGGCTCTGACGAGGTGACGCTGACCGTCGACGGCTCTTGTTGCGTGGTGCAGGGCGGCAGCGGCACATGGCGGCTGCCGGTCGAGGATGCAAAAGAATATCCCCCAGGGGACTATGCGGCGTCGAGGTCGATCGCGCGCCTGCCCGCTGACCAGTTCGTTTCGCTCGTCTCCACCGTGAAGGGTGCGACTGACAACGAGAGCAGCCGCTTCGCTCTTGGGGCCGTGCTGATGGAGTTCTCACGCCCGAAGGACAAAGAGGAGCCATACGGGACGTTGACGTTCGTCGGCACTGACGGCCGGCGGCTCTGCGCTGCGTCGTGCGAGGTCGAGCAAGACTGCGACGATTCGCAGACGCTCGCCCCTCGGGCTGCGGTCGACACGCTCGTCAGGCTCGCTAAGGGCGCTCAGAGCGTCCAACTGGAAACCACGGGACGCGAACTGGTCGCCACGGTGGACGGGACGATTGTCCGCTCCAGGCTCATCGAAGGGCGATTCCCACGCTGGCGAGACGTGGAAGTCGATCACGGCGTCACGCCGTCGCTCGTCGTCGCTGGGGCTCTGTCTCACGCCTGCGAAATGGCGAGCATCTGCGCTAGCGAGAGCTCGAAGGGGACGGAATTCGTGTTCACGAAGGACGGGCTTTTCCTGTCGGCCCGATCGTCTGAATACGGCGAGTCGTCGGCGACGTGCGACCTGGTCGAAGTCGGCCACGCCTGCACGGTGAAGCTCGACCCGCGATTCGTCTTGTCGTGGCTTCGCTGCGGAAGCATCGACCCGGCCGAGACGATCACGATCGAGGCGAAGGATGGCGACTCTGCGGTCATCCTGCGAGCCGGTGAAGGCATTCGGACGGTCATCATGCCGCTCGCCAAGGACGCCTGATGGATCGACGCTACTACCACATCACCGAGGGCGAACTGAAACGTCTCTGGGAGTCGCGGATGCTGGCGAAAGAAATCGCCAAGCACTTCAACGTCTCTCGCGAGTTGGTTTACGCCGCTCGGAAGTTTTTCGGATTGCCTGACCGCGATCCGGTTCGAGCAGACGAGGTGCCAGATCCCACGCCCGAAGAGATTCGAGCCCGCAAGCGGGAAGTGCGACGAAAGCACTTCGCCTCGAAGCGGGCAGAAACTGCCGAGTGCTCGCGGATCAAAGCATGGCGGAACGCTTGACGGATTTCGGATGATGGCGAGCGGAAAAAGACCCACCCCCACCCCCTGTGAGGTTCACGGATGAGAAGTTTTTTCCTGGCGGTTGCGATGATTTGCGGCGGCGTTGCCCTGGCTGACCAGTTCGTCGTCACGACGACGATCACGACGGCGCAGGAGGACGCCGAGACGATGGCCCGCACGGGCGTGTTGCGTCACTGCGGACGCTCTGGCGGTCGCAGGGAGGGTATCGGTGTCGGACCGACCCCACAGGCGGCAGAGAGGAACTGCTGCTTCTACGGACGCTACAGGATCGTCGAGAAGGGCGTCGCGTGGTCGCCCGTTAAGCGTGCGTGGTTCGCGGTGATCCGCTACGAGTGACGCATGGGACGCATGAGCCGAAACAAAGGCAAGCGCGGCGAGCGCGAGGCAGCAGCCGAGTTGGGAAACCTTCTCGGCTGCGCCTCACGCCGTGGCGTCCAGTACCAGGGCGGCCCTGACTCGCCCGATGTCGTGCTCGAAGGCGTCAACATCCACGTCGAATGCAAGCGGACGGAGACGCTCAACGTCTACAAGGCGATTGAGCAGGCGAAAAACGACGCCCCCCCCGGTCATGTGCCGGTCGTCTGGCATCGAAGAAATGGGCGGGAGAGCGTGCTGATTGTCGAGACGAGCCGGTTGATGGACTTGTGCAAGGAGGCACAGCGTGGAATCAAGTGAGCCGACCGAATACAAGATCGCCGAAGATGCTGTAGCAAAAATATGCATGAACCGCGCTCGCTTCATGAACTCAGAAGCGCAGCAGGCTGGGCAATCGCAAAGGATAACGGCCACAGACCTTGAGGACTTGTACTACAAGCAAGGCGGTCGGTGTGCGATATGCGGAGTTCCGGTCGAGGATCACGGAGGGCAAAAGCATCCGCGAGCCATTCAGGCCGATCACATTCAAAACGTGAACCGTAGGTCTACGTTTGCCGCCCGTGCGGCCGGCGGCAATGTAGATGGGGCGTTGATTGCGGACATTTCCAACGTCCAGTGGGTGTGTCGGCTTTGCAACACACTCAAACAGATTGTCGTCTCGTCGGGTGTGGATTGGTCGGAACATATTTCTGGGTGCCACAAGCAATCCGCTGCCGGATTTCCGTTGCGGAATAACGTCGCCGTATGCGGATCGCGGGCGTCGCGAAGAGGTCGCCGTATGGCCTGGATGCAAGAGCAATTCGCAATGCGAGGACACGCTCTTTCCTCGGGTGATGTGTCCGCCCATTTTCGCGGAACGGAACTTGAAGCACATTTGGCGACATACCTGAAAGAACTGAAGTCTATTGGCTGGTGCGGAATGAGGCACATGGCCGAAGTCCGTCGTGCCGTTGTGCAAGAAATGGCTGAGAGAGCGTTTAGCTCTGGAGAAGAACTAGCCACCTTCAAGGAGTGGTGCGGCCAATTCAACAAGGTGATCACCGAGAGATATGGATGGCCCTCTGTATCAACGACTAGATTCCAGCAATTGTGCGAGGAATCCGGGGCTTTGTTTTTTACGACTCGCGTTCAAGCAAAGACGCTCGAAAGAGTCGCATCTTCTTCAGAAAAAGCGATGATCCGTGCATTCCTGAAAGAAAAAGGAAGGCTCGGGGCGAGCATCCAAGACGTTTGCGATTCGCTCGTATCAGACACTTTTACATTGAGTCTGTTTGAAAAAGCCATGAATGAACTGGCTGCAATCGGGCAGATAGAACGCCACGATGGGCGTGCCTTTTACTGCATGAGCAGAAAGGAAGCGGCCGAAGTCCTTGGAGTCAAGGTGCATAAGTTCAAGAAATGGGCTGCATACGGGAACGGTCCCGTTTTTCTAAAAAGCCCATCAAACACGAAAGGCGATTGTTATTACAGCTCTCGCACGTTGTTTGATTTCGCCGAATCGCGAAGAGTCAAAACACTTGAATTGGCATGCGCTGGTCAGTGAAAAAACCGTTGCAAAATGCAACTGACGCAAAACGATACAGTGCCAAAATGGCACCCCCATATATGGGGGCATCAAAAGGTACTCCGACGGTCAGGCAGCGGAAGCC